GCCTGTGGGGACGAGGGTGTATCCAGCGAGGGCATCTTGGTCTTCGTGGGCAAGCAGGCGCTAGGCAAGACCCAGTGGATGAAAACGCTGGCACCACAGAAGGACTGGCTACTCGAAGGCGCGACACTAAACCCCGGCGATAAAGACAGCGTCAAACAGTGCGTAAGCCATTGGATATGTGAACTCGGAGAGCTGGGGAGCACATTTAAGAAGGCTGACCTAGACCAACTCAAGGCCTTTATTACCAGAAGCCATGACGAGCTACGTCTGCCCTATGATCGCGGGTTCTCGCGCTATCGTCGGCGCACAATTTTTTACGGGTCAGTCAACGAGAATGAGTTCCTAACTGATCCCACCGGCAACCGAAGGTTTTGGGTTGTGCGAGTGCAGGGTATCAACTACCGGCACAAGATCGATATGCAACAGGTGTGGGCTGAGGTGAAGGTGCGCTTCTTCGATACAGGCGAAGGCTGGTTCCTGACCAGTGAAGAGCGAGCGCTGTTGCAAGAGTCTAATGAGCTATCGAGGACGCAGTCGGTGGTCGAAGACCTGATCCTTCAGCGGGTCAAGTTTACATCGACGATGGTGCGCCCAGTGCAGATGACGGAGCTGTTGCGAGACCTTGGGGTGCGGTCGCCGAGGGTGGCGGACTTCAAAGAAGCGGCACGAGTGTTGGCGGCAAATGGATGCGTTCCGCGCAAGAGTAATGGGCGCAAGATATACGATATTGACTATGAGCCTATCATCGAAGATGGGGTCTCAGTGCCTCCTCCGAGGTGGGATTCGTGAGAGTTAAACAGGGTAGGGTATGCCCTGAACAGGGTACATCTAAGTCTGTTTTAGGCTGTTTTGGGGTCAAAAAGGGCAATTCTTAAACTGGTGCGATTTTAAGATCTTAAATTTACTCAATGCCTAAAAAAGGTTGTTTCGGAGGGTAGATGTACACTGTACCCTGTTTTGACCAAGGTTAAGTGCTTGATATTAAAGGAGATGATGACAGGGCAGGGTAGGGTATATCTACTCTATTAAGAGTAGTTTTATATTTAAGAATGGTATTATTCTTAAGGTGTATTTAGGGGTATATAGGAAACACGTACCCTACCCTCTACTGTACCCTGTCGCATGGATTGAAAATCATGGACAAGAGTCGAGTGAAGAAGGCCCAGAAGATGATTGACAGCGGTAAATCGATGGGTGAAGTGGCACATGATTCACACGTCCATGTGAGTACGTTAAGGCGATGGTTGCGTAACTACGAAAGGTATGGCGACTCGCTGTGGACTGGTTCACCAAAGGAAGTAGAACGTGAGTGATGAGAAGAGAGGGCCGGGCCGACCCCGGAAGAAGTTGAAGCCGTTGGTCAACACGCCAGCGCAGTTCGAGGCAGATCCCGAGCTTGGCTTGACCGAAATGCAGGCGGCGTTCGTGTGGTTCTACACGGAGGGCTCGTGTGGGCAGACGGAGGCGGCTCGACGCTCCGGGTTTTCATTCCCTGCGGCAAGCGCCACCAAGATGATGGATGGCAAGACGCATCCCCACGTCACGAAGGCGATCAGACTGAAGCAGGAGGAGCTGAGAGAGAAGTTTGCCATCACGCCTGAGAAGACTGGGTCAATGCTGTGGAACATCGCCGAGACAGCGTTTGACAGCGGCCACTACAATGCGGCTGTGAGTGCAGTCAAAGAGTTGAACCAGCTCGCTGGCTTGACGGTTCAGCGCACTCAGAACCTCAACATTAACGCCAACATCGACAGCATGAGCAAGGAGGACATCAAGTCTAGGCTCAGCGAATTATTAGGTACGGAAAATAATTTCTCAGAGAAAGATCACTGACAGTCGATACCGTGCCTAACGGTATGTAAAACCGCGTAGAGAGGCTCTCTCTCTACGCCCCGCCAAAATCCCGGAAAAACCCCAAAAACCCCGCCTGACCATCGATTTTACCGATCATTGGGCCGATTCTGTGACCCCTGCGCCGCATTTGTGTGTTCACGGGGGTCACGCTACGCCTAAAACGGCCTGTATTGG